GTTCTGGAATTATGGGCTTTATCGGCAGCTCACTTGGTATAACTGGGGCAGCATCTGGGCGATCAGTCAATGCTGGCCAACCTTATATGACTGGCGAGCATGGCAGAGAGTTATTTGTTCCTCAATCCAACGGTCGTGTTTTAAGTGCTGCACAAACAAACAATCTTGGTTCAAATGACGGCGGCATCACCGTCATCCAGAACAACACATTCCAGAGTGGCGTTACTCGCTCTGAGGTTAGTGCGCTTTTACCACGGATGGTTGAGGCATCGAAGGCTGCGGTGCTTGATGCCAAGCGCCAAGGCGGATCATACGGAAAAGGCTTCGCATAATGGCTATCTCATATCCACTCTCGTTGCCGACGCATACAGGCGTTGCTGAGATTGAACTACGGGCGAAAAATGCGGTGGCATATTCTCAAAGCCCGTTTACATTTGCCGGACAAGCTCACGCATACTCAGGCCAAACCTGGCTCGCTGATGTAAGTCTTCCACCTATGAGGCGGGTTGATGCCGAGAAGTGGGTTTCATGGTTGGTTTCACTTCGCGGTCAGTTTGGCACGTTTTTGATGGGAGATACAACTTGCTCAACTTCAAGAGGGTTAGCATCTACATTCCCTGGCAACCCAATCATCACTTCTCAGACTGGCGGAACAATTTCTGTCACTGGCGCGTCTACTAGCAAGTCTGGCTGGTTGCTGGCTGGAGATTACATCCAAATCGGAACTGGGAATGACTCCACTCTTCACAAGGTTCTTGTTGACGCAAGCACTGATGCAAGCGGAAATGTAGCTTTGGAAATATGGCCTCATGTCAGAGGCACTCGCAGTGGTTCAGTTTCTGTATCAAATACGCAGGGGCGTTTCAGGCTCTCGACTAACGAGCAGTCGTGGAGCATTAACAACGCCTCAGTTTACGGCATTAGCTTCAGCGCGATGGAGGCGATATGACCCGCAGCACTCCAGCATCCTTACTGACGGCATTAAGCCAGCCAGAGGTTCAGCCTTTTTATGCTGTTGAGATGGACTTTGACAGTGCGCCAGTTCGCTTTTGGACTGGCTACGGTGATCGCACAATCGGCGGAGAAACCTATCTCGGCACAGGCAACCTTCTCAGCATTGGCGGCTTGGAAGAGGTAAGCGATCTGTCGGCCAAGCGGATCACGTTGCAGCTTTCTGGCGTTCCCGCATCATTGGTTTCACTTGCACTGCAAGAGCCGTATCAGAACCGTGAATGCAAAGTTTACTTCGGAACCACTGACACCAGCACGCCGATAGAGGTATTCAGCGGCCTGATGGACGTTATGACCATCGAGGACAGTGGTGACACCAGCACGATCTCTTTGACCGTAGAGAGCAAGCTGGTGCGCCTGGAGAAAGCGTCAAACTGGCGCTATACAGATGGCAGTCAAAAGTCTCGCTATCCAAGTGACACGTTCTTTTCGTATCTTGCCGACTTGCAGGATCGTGACATCGTTTGGGGCCGGGAGGTCAAGTCTGACTGATGGGGCCACGCGAGCGACTTAACGCCTACATAAAGGCCATGAGTGACAAGCCATTCGTCTGGGGTCAGCATGATTGTTTGACGTTCACCAACGACGCCTTCAAGGCTATGCACGGCGATGGCTGGGCTGACGATTGGCTCGGTCGCTACATGGAAGGTAGCAGGGTATTTAGGCGCAGTGAAATGGTGAAAGAGTTTGGCTATAGCGACTTTTACCGAGCTGTAGATGAAAAGCTAGATCGCATTGAGCATGTGCCGCCTCTTGGTGCGCTTGTAACGACGAAGAAGGCTCGCAAGTGGGTCACAGGTGTTGCTATGGGTATCTGCACTGGCAGCAAGGGTGCTTTCTTGGATAAGGTTGGTGTGATATACCTTCCGCTAGATGACATTGATGGAGCGTGGGTTAAATCATGAGTAAGAATTTTCCATACAATGTGATGCGGCATAGAGATTGGGATCGCGCTCCGCGTGTTGAGGCTATTGCAACTGCGATAATTTCTGCAACTGGTGCGCAAACCGCTCTGGCCATCGCTGCAATTTATGCTGGAACGTATCTTGCTGTTACCGCCGTAACATCATGGGCAATATCCGCTCTTGCGCCAAAGCCTGACTTTAGCTCTTTTGGATCGCAGGGTACTTTGGTCAATGCCAGAGATGCCACTGCGCCTGTTGACTTTGTTTACGGCCAAGTCCGAAAGGGTGGGACAGTCAGTTATTATGAGTCCACTGGTGAAAAGAATAGGTTCCTACATCAAATCATCGTCCTTGCTGGGCATGAAGTTGAGCAGATTGGCGACATCTATGTAAACGATGAGATTGTTACGCTTGACGGCGATGGGTTTGTTACTGGAGATACTTGGAATAGCAAAATCCGTATCCAGAAATTTGATGGCAGTCAGATAGCTGCACCCGAAGACCTCTTAACCGAGTCAGAGCTGACAGGATCAGATGCCCTAACATCTGACTTCATCGGCAATGGTATTGCTTATCTTTACGTCCGCTATGAGTACGACGGTGAAGTGTTTGCCAGCGGCGTTCCGCTGATTACTGCTGTTGTGCAGGGTAAAAAGGTTTATGACCCGCGAACATCCACGACCGCATATAGCAACAATGCGGCTCTCTGCATTCGTGACTTTATCACAAGCACATATGGCCTAAGTGATAATGCGATTGATGATGTGAGCTTTTCCGCTGCGGCTAACGAGAGTGATGAAGATGTATCTCTAAGCGGCGGCGGCACAGAGAAGCGGTACACGATCAATGGCATTGTCAAAGCTAGTTCCCCTACAGGCAAGGTTTTGGGCGACATGGCCACTGCCTGCGCTGGCACGTTGTTCTGGGGTTCTGGTTACTGGAAGCTGAAGGTCGGCGCATATACTGCACCAGTTAAGACGTTGACGCTTGATGACCTGCGTGGGCCGATCAACCTGCAAACCAGGTCAAGCACCAGGGACAGCTTTAACGGCGTCGGTGGTACATTTAACAACGCTGATGGCGATTTTATCACCGCTGATTATCCTGCAATCAAAAGTAACGTATTCAAAGCCGAGGATGGCGGCGATGAAATGCTGCTGGACTTGCCACTGCCATTCACCACCTCGGCCTCTACAGCCCAGCGCATCGCGAAGATGACGCTGTATCGTGGCCGCGAGCAGATGACGATCAGTGCTGACTTTGGGTTGGAGGCGTTCAACATTGAGGTTGGCGACATCATTGCCTTCGATAATGATCGCTACGGCTTCGATGGCAAAGAGTTTGAAGTCATCGGCTGGAAGTTTGCGTCAGACCAAGAAGCTGGCGATCTGCGGGTAACTTTGACCCTGCAAGAGACATCTGAGGCGGCATTTGATTGGAACGCTGAAGAAAGCGACATTATTGGTAACAATACCAATTTGCCTGATGCTGGCGCTGGCCTTGCGATCACCAATCTGACGGCTTCCGGCGGCGGTCGCACTCAGGGTGATGGCACTTTCATTAACTCCGCCATATTAAACTGGGACGATGTGTCGAATGCTTTTTCTGCCTACTACGAGGTTGAATGGAAGGCACTGGCTGATAGTACATATTCCAGTACAACAACCGTTGAGTCAGCGATTGAGATTTCGCCTCTGGTTGATGGGGTCGAATATATATTCCGTGTGAGGGCCGTCACTGCGGCAGGCGTTTACGGTCCATATTCTACTGTTCAGTTTACAGGTGGTGGAGATGTAACTGCGCCGGGTCTACCCACAGCAATTACTGCTGATGGTGGCTTCAGGTACATTACGATTAACTGGACAAACCCAGCGGATGCCGATCTGAACTTTGTTGAGGTTTGGGAGAACACTTCCAACTCATCATCTGGCGCGACAAAGGTTGGTATATCTGGTGGTAGCGAGTTCGTTCGCTCAGACTTGGGCATACAAGAAACTAGATACTACTTCTTGAAGGCGGTGGATTACAGTGGCAACGCTTCTGCGTTTACTACTGGTGTATCAGCGACAACCACCTTCATTGATGACGATGACTTTGCCAATGGTGTCTATAGTTTGTTCACCGACCAAGGTTTATATGCCATTGAGGATGTTACATCTCTACCTGCATCTGGTGACTTTACGGGTCAGAAGGTGTTCAACCGTACTGACGGGAAGTTGTATCAGTGGACAGGTTCCATTTGGGAGCAAGTTGTCGGAGGTGCTGAGGACTTTAGTGACTTAACCGGGGCTATTGCTGGCGCTCAAATACCAGAGGGTCTGATTGACACACTCAAGTTGGCCAATGATGCAGTGACAAGCGCTAAGATTGCGGCAGATGCAGTTACTGCTGACGCTATTGAAGCGGGGGCTATAACAGAGACTAAAATATCTAGCGAAGCAATCACTACGCCTAAGATTGCCGCTGGGGCTGTGACAGCTTCTGAAATTGCCGCAGGGAGTATCACCTCTAATGAGATTGCAGCTAACACGATTGCAGCGGGTAATATTGCCACTGGAGCTATCACAGCGGATGAGATTGCATCCAACGCTATAACCTCTGCGAAGATTACTGCTGGTGCTATCCTTGCTGATAAGATTGCTGCTGAGGCAATTACAGGGGTCAAGATTGCTGCTGAGGCAATTACGGGTGACAAGATTGCAGCGAATGAAATCACGGGTGGTCTGATTGCTGCATCAGGTATCATTACAAACTCAGCGCAGATTGACGATGGTGTCGTGACTAACGCTAAAATAGAAAACGCTGCAATTACATCTGCAAAAATAGATGACTTGGCAGTAACCTCTGCAAAAATAGATGCCTTAGCAGTAACCGACGCAAAGATTGGGAGCTTGAGTGCCGATAAGATCACCGCTGGTACACTGGATGTAGCTAGATTGCCGGGGATTGGTGTGGCTGGAGCTACCACTGTAGATAGTTTCTTCAACACCTCTGGGACGGTTAATGTCACTGTGTCCTTTAGCGGAGTAACTACTGGATCAAGCATGATTGCAGTTATCACTGGTAGATTTGGGATGAGTAAATCTAGCCCTATAGTTGGCATAGTTCCAGTAGGAACAAACGTAACATTAGCTCACACGCAATCAACTGGGGGGTTCGTCTCAGAAAATTCTAGTCCCATCACACCGCATACTCACGCGGTCTCGGCTACAGCCACCTCAACAAGCGGCTCACTAGGATTTACGTTAAGTGGAACTCCTAGTGGCAATATGTATTACAGGGTCGCAGTTTCACTCCTGACGTTTAAGGCTTAATATGAGATACACATTATACAAATCAAACGGTCATTGGCTTGCAGATGTAGACTGCACAGGAGATGTTCCAACATTAGAGCTTAATCAGCAGATCGTAAGTGGCGAACATGGTCCAGACACAATGCTTATCGATGGAACTGTTTGCCCTGTCAGCGGTGATGCACTTGTTGAATATAATGAAAGTCTAATGGATGAATTAAGGTCAACTAGGAACCTAATGTTAAAGTCATCTGACTGGACACAAGTTCCAGATGCACCAGTGGATCAGGCTGCTTGGGCTACCTATCGTCAAGCCCTTCGTGATTTACCAGCGAACACAGTTGACCCTGCAAATGTAAATTGGCCGGAAAAGCCTTCTTAATTTACCTCGCTTCGCATTTGTGCTAACGTGCGAGCAACTTTGGAGACACATTGATGACCACCATTACACATAAGCGCGGAGACACATTCGAACTCTCCTCAACGATTGAAAATGCTGGCGTTGGAGTAAACATCACTAGCTGGACTATCAGCAGCCAAGCTCGGGATGAAGCTGATGCGATCCTGCAAACATTTACTGTAACGAAGACCGATGCCGCCAACGGCGCTTTTACCGTTTCCGCTACAGCCGCGCAAACCGAACTTTGGCCTATCGGAAGCTACCAGATGGACATTGAGTTCATCGAGGGCGGCGGTGAGGTCAACTCCACCGAGACATTTACGCTGTCTGTTCTCCGCGACATTACAAGGGATTAATCATGGCTATTTACACAGTAAGCATTACGGACGGCACAACGCTTGCGAACCTAGCTGTTTCCGCTGGTCGTGGCCCTAAGGGCGACGGCTTTACTGGCGGCTCCTACAGTTCCAGCACTGGTCAAATAACATTCACTTCCAATGACGGCATTGGTTTCTCAACGTCTGACATCAGGCCGGAGATAACCGCATCGGTTGCGGCAGCGGAAGCGGCCCAGGCTGGTGCGGAGACGGCAGAGGCTGGCGCTGAAGCCGCTCAAGCTGCAACTGAAAGCATCTTTGACCAGTTTGGCGACCAATATCTTGGGCCAAAGGCATCCGATCCTACAGTTGACAACGATGGAGACCCGCTTACCGAGGGCGACATCTATTTCAACACTACAGATAGCGTTTTAAAGTTCTATTCAGGGTCAGCATGGGTTGCGCCGGAAAGCATTGCTACCACTGCGGCCAGCGATGCGCAGGCAGCGCAGGCAGCATCGGAAGCCGCGCAGGCTGCCGCTGAGACTGCGGAAACCAATGCTGAGACTGCGGAGACCAACGCTGCGGCTTCGGCGGCGGCGGCTTCTTCCAGCGCCTCTGCTGCTTCGACAAGCGCAAGTGAGGCTGCTGCATCTGCCGCCAGCATTAACTTGAATAGCATTGACATCAACGGCGGCACGATTGACGGTACTGTGATCGGCGGGTCCACACCGGCTGCTGGTAGCTTTACGACTGGATCGTTTACGGGCAACGTAACCTTCGGTGACAACGACAAGGCCATCTTCGGCGCAGGATCTGATTTGCAGATATGGCACAATGGTGCTGACAGTTTTATTGCGGATGCTGGAACAGGTGATTTATACATTCGTGCAAATGATAACCTATTCTTACAATCAACATCAACAAATGAGAATTTCCTAAAGGCTGACAGTGAAGGCGCAGTTACCCTCTACTACAACAACGCAGCCAAACTCGCCACCACCAGCACAGGCATTGCTGTAACAGGAAACGCTACCTTTGCAGATAATGGTAAAGCCATCTTCGGCGCTGGGTCTGATCTAGAGATTTACCATGATGGGTCGAATAGTATTATTGATGAAACAGGCACAGGCAACCTTAAAGTTGTAGCGCAGGACTTTATATTAAACTCTCAAACACCTGCAAATATGATTACGGCGTATCAAGGTGCTGCTGTATCTTTGTTTTATAATGGCTCCGCCAAACTCGCCACCACCAGCACAGGCGTAGACATCACGGGTACTTTGACCAGCGATGGGCTGACTGTGGATGGTGCTATTGCTTTTAACTCAACTGCAACTTTTTCAGATGGTAGTGAATCCAGATTTGGTGCCGATAATGACATGGCGTTGTTCCATTCAGGTGGCGTAAATCACATACGAGTAAACTCAGGCATCTTTAAGTTACGAGCAGACGATATGCGTTTTACTGCTCAAAACGGGACATCCAACAAATTAACTTTAGACAGCAACGGCGACATCTCCTTCTACGAGGACACAGGCACCACGCCAAAGTTCTTCTGGGATGCGAGTGCTGAGAGCTTGGGCATTGGGACGAGTTCGCCAGCTACATCTGTTAGTGGGTCTGCGCAAGGTTTAGCTATACAGCACAGTAATGTTGCGTACATGAGTTTGGACAACACTGGTTCATCGGGCCGTAGATATACTATGTATAGCAACACTGGCGGTAATTTAGTGACTTACGATGAAGATGCAGCTTCAACTCGTATGGTCATCGACAGCAGCGGTAACTTGCTGGTGGGCCACACTGGTTCTATTTACAACAACATAAACACCACAAGCACAATAGGCTCATCATACAGCAGCAATGGTGAGATATTTGCGTGTAGCGATCAATCATCAGGTGTAATGTTTTTAAATAGAAAAAGCAGTGATGGTGCTATTGCAACATTCCGCAAAGACGGCTCTCCGGTGGGGAGTATTGGGGTAGCTTCTAGTGGTGGCACTTTTGACATTTCTGGTGCCGCTAACGATGTTCGTATTACAGGCGGAAATGCTTCTTATTGGGTAACAGCTGGAGCATTTTATGGTGGCACTGCGAACACCCGTGACCTTGGGACTAACACATACAAATGGAGAGACCTCTACCTCTCTGGCGGTGTCTACCTTGGCGGCACTGGGTCGGCTAATAAGCTGGATGACTATGAGGAGGGGACTTGGACGCCTAGTTTTACTTTCGACGGTTCTGGTACAGGGATAACTTTTGAAAACCGATATGGTAAATACACAAAGATAGGTAATAGAGTTTTCTTTGACGTATTTATTGTTTTATCTAGTAAAGGCACAGCTACTGGTAGCGCTCAAGTAAGTTTGCCTTTTTCAGCGGCTGATGATGCAACATTCACGGGTCACGAAGCCTCGTTTTCTTTAGGGTTTGCAAGTGGGATTGGCAATATTACTCGTGTTGGGATGTTTAATGGAAAGATTATTTTTTATGATGACGGAACAACAAATAGTACAGGTGAAGCAGATAGCGAATTTACTAACAGCGCAAACTTTAGGGTTACTGGATCATATAAAACAACCTAACACCCCTGTTGGATCACAGGGTAGTCAGTCCAACCATCAAAGGAGATAAACGATGGCCTTAACAGAACGCACAGTCCAAGACAAAATCGAAATTGTCGGTGACTACAAACACATCCAAGTACGCACAGCCGCAGTCATTGAACGTGACGGTGTAGAGATCAGCCGATCCTTTTCACGCCATGTCGTTGCACCAGATGCAGACGTATCAGGTGAAAGCACAGAGGTGCAAGCCATCTGTGCAGCCGTACACACACAAGCGGTTAAGGATGCTTATGCCGCCCATCTAGCCGCACAGGAGGTTTAACCTATGGCCGTAACTTACACTTGGACTATCCCCACCTGCGAACACGACATCGCAACAGGTGGTATTAACGTAGTACACTGGCGCTGCACAGGCGTT